GATCAGGCTAAGATTGGGTTTAAGCTTGAAGACTTTGGTACCTGGGTAGCTGGTAAAACAGGTATGCCTGCCGAGTTGGTTCGCAGTGAAGCAGAGAAAGCGCAGATAATCCAAGCTGGTGCCCAGGCAGCACAGCAAGGAATGGATGTTTCTACTCCACCACCACAACAAGGTCAGACTGCTCTATGAGTTGGGACACTATCAACAAGGGCGACTTTAACGCCGAAAACGCAAAACAAGCCAATGACGCAGCTAGAGCAAAAGCTGCTGAGTTAGCTAAGGCTTACAATAGGTGCTTTGGCACTGATGACGGTAAGCGTGTACTAGAAGATTTAACGCAACGATTTATTTTCCAAAACAACACACCCTTTGGTTCTCAGAACCCTGACTACGAAGCTGCTTACCATAATGGTGAAAGCGGGTTAGTAAAATTTTTAATCAACCAAGTACAGCAAGCTAAGGTACTATAAAATTACCGTGGAGGTAATATGTTAGACAATACAGAACAGGCCGCAGAAACATCAACTGGCGATACCCTACTAGACTCATCTGCCCCTACACTTGGGGAAGGAGAGTATTTTCTTACAGACGGTATTAAAGGGTCTGGTGACAGTCCTGAGTGGTACAAGGCAGACAAGTATAAGTCTGTTGCTGAACAGGCCAAGGCTTACACAGAGCTTGAGAAGAAGTTTGGTGGGTTTACTGGCGCACCTAAAGATGGATATGCTGGCATTGAAGGCATTGAGAGTGATGACGCTTTACTACAAGAGCTAACTGAGTTTGCTAATAAGACCAACATGAGCCAAGAGGCATTTGGTGAGGCGTGGGAATTGTTAAGCGCGCAAGGTACTGCCGTGGAGGAAGTCAGTCGAGAGCAAGAGATTGCAAAGCTTGGTGACAATGCTGGTGAGCGTATTAAGAACGTAGAAGGCTTCCTGAAGAACAATCTAGATTCTGTTGACTATGACCAGGTAATGAACCTAGTAACTGACGCAAGGTCTATTGAGCTTGTAGAGGCATTGGTAAAAGCAACATCGCCTGTTAAGCTTCCTATTGACGGCGGAGAAAGTCCTACTGGCATGACCTGGGCAGACATTGAATCGGAGATGTTTAAGAAGTCCGACGACGGCCAGTTACTCCGAAGTGTAGACATTAACCATGAGCGTAAGATCCAGAAAATGATGCAAGATTTTGGCGGCAATAAACCCCATACTCGCATTTTCGGATAAGCAAAAAAAAGCCCTGCGCTAACAGGGCTAAAGGGGTCGTAACAACTGACGCTAGGCACCAACAAGTACCCTAGCTAACCATGTGAATGAAGCATGGGTTGTACATTACAGTACAGACCCTATTGTACACGACTCAAGACGGTTAGCAACTATTGATTTATATAGTGCAAACAGTGTATAATCGGCACACTGGATACCCCTTTCTTACAAGGCCCAGTAAATTTAGGTTGAATGCTGACCAATTTACTGGGTACTCAGCTAAAACCTTGAAAAACTTTCTATTTATTACTCTTTTTCGAGGAAATTCTTATGAGTAACGTACTATCATCCGTGGCAGTCACGGAATTTGACTCCATGGTCAAACACGCCTATCAAGGCACTGGCTTGCTAAAGCAGGCTGTAACTCTTCGTAACAACGTAGTTGGTGACACTTACAAGTTCCGTAAAATGGGCAAGGGCCTGGCTAACCAAAAAGCTAGTTCTGCTGAAGTAGTTGCTATGAACGTAGGTCACGAATTCAAGACCGCTACCCTTACTAACTGGAACGCTCCTGAGTTCACTGACATCTTTGATCAGCAAGACGTAAACTTTGACGAGAAGCAAGAGCTTGCAAGCACCATCGCAAATGCCCTTGGTCGTCGATGTGATCAGTTGGTTATTGACGCAATGGACAGTGCTGGCGCTTATGCCGCTACTGTTGGTACTGGTGTTGGTGGAACTGCTTCAAACTTGAACATGGCTAAAATCATCAAGGCTCAGGTAGCTCTGCGTCAGAAAGGTGTGCCTAACTCTGAGCTGTTTGCTGCTGTAAACGCGCTGGGTCTTGGTGGTATGCTGAATGACGATAAAATCACTAGCATTGATTATCAGGCTGTTAAAGCTTTGGTCAATGGTGATGTTGATACTTTGGCTGGTTTTAAGTTTATTGTTCTTGAAGATCGTGCAGAAGGTGGCTTGACTGTCGCTTCTAACGTAGTTGACTCTTACTTCTTTGCCCGTCCTTCTGTTGGCCTGGCTATCGGTATTGACATGAAGACTGACGTTGATTGGGTTCCTGAGCGCACCTCTTGGTTGTGTAACGGCATGTTGAAAGCTGGCTCTGTTGCTCGCGACACTGACGGCATCGTTAAGGTTCAATACACCCAGACTGCTTAATGTTGTAATGTTGTAAACTGAATGGGGGTTTCGGCCCCCTTTCTTTTAATCTCAAAAGGTTTTATATGTCCTCTAAGATACAGTTAATCTCTAACGCTTTAATTTTAATTGGCGATTTGCCTGTAACATCTTTAGACGGCAATGAGCGACCTAAAGTTGTAGCTAGAAACTTATACGATAACATTGTACAAAACGAATTAACCAAATACCGATGGGGCTTTGCTCGCAGAAAAGCGCAGCTAAACCTAACAACTGAAGTGCCTGTAGGTACAGAGTGGCAATCAATTTATCAATTGCCTGCTGATATGTTGGTATTGATCAAGCTAAACCCTGGCACTAACTACCAAGTTCTTGGTGACAAAGTTTACTGCAACTATAAAGGGCCGCTGTACTGCGATTATATCGCTAACATCCCTGAGCATGAATGGCCCGTGTACTTCTGCAAAATGATCGAGTACGCTTTAGGCATGGACTTTGCTCCCTCTATTCGCGACAGCGCAATCTCAATGGAATTGCTTGCTAAACAATATGTGAATGCTTCTAGCATGGCTAGATACACTGACGCACAACAGCATCCTCAAGAGCCGATTAAGCACAGACCATTTATTAGCGTCAGATACTAAAACTTTACCATTAAGGGAACATTATGCCTAAGTCTCAATTTTTACAGAGCAGCTTTGCTAGTGGTGAGTTGTCTCCCCTTATCAAAGGTCGTACTGATCTTGATCAATACTACAAGGGTGGGCAGACCGCAGAGAATGTTGTCATTGTTCCTCAAGGCGGCATAAAGCGCAGACCTGGGACATTGCAAGTAGCAGACCCATTAGGCACTTTAATAAGAAACCCTCAGCTTCCTGCCATGCCAAACGGCGGTAATGGCTTTTTAATTAATGACGGCAATGACGAAACGTATGCTGTTACTGATACTAGCTGGACAGGTACGTTTAAGCCAGTTGCTCAATACACTTTTACTAGCTCACCTCAACCTACGTTTATTGATATAAAAAACATCTCTATTGTTAACACTGGTGTAGCAGAGCAGAACGCTACTGTAAAGTTACAGCATGGCAGTGACTCGACTCAATGGACTGACTTAACTTCTTTTGTAATTAGTGACAAGTATGTAACTAGCAAAAGATTTACCTTTACTAACATTGTAAATTACCTTGGGTTTCGGCTTGTCTGTGATCTAGCGGCTTTTGGTACTTATGCCATTAAAGTTGGTGAGTTTAACCTTAAAACAGCAGGGTCATTCCCTGGCAACGTCAAAACATTTGATTTTAGTGTTGGTTCGGACGAGCATTACCTTGGGGTCTTAACTGCTAAGAACCTACGTTTTTACAGAACTCCGCACGCTGGAAGTGCAGATACTGTTTTTGTTGCTGACGTAGTTGTTCCTTACAATGGCGCTGCTGTTTCAGAAGTTCGTGATGCTCAGACAGAAAATGTCATGTTAATGTTTCATAAAGATTACGAGCCGCAACGTATTATTTTTAATGGAGGCACTGATTTTGTTTCTGGACCTATTCCGTTTAGCAATGTACCTCAATATGATTACAATGATGAAAGCAGTCCTACGCCCGTTAGCGCGGTTCAAGTCATTACTTTTACTAACTCCTTTGTAGCAGGCGACCGCTATCAAATTGACATTGAAGGCGTGTTAAGTAAAAACATTTCTTTTGCAGGTAATAGCGCTGGAGCACAAAGCGAATCTACAGCTTTTAATTTGCAAAAAAATCTACAAGAAATGCCTATTTTTGGCGAGACCGGCGTTTCGGTAACTGGCTCTGGATATGTATACACAATCACAATTAGCAATGAATCTGCTCAACCACTAAAATTATTTTCAGGATTTCAAACATCCGGCTCTACTGGCAATCACGCAATTACCTTCTCTAGAACAGCAGTAGGGGTATCTAGAAAAGAAGATGTGTGGAGCGTAAATAGAGGCTACCCTTTAATGGGAGCTTTTAACGAAGGCCGATTGTGGCTGGGTGGTACTAGGTCTAAACGGCAAAGCTTGTTTGCATCTAAATCAGGTGACTTGTTTAATTTCTTTTCTGAAGAAGGCGCTGATGATGACGGTATTTTTGTCACTATTAATTCTCGTAACCTTACTGAGATTGTAGATGTTAATCCAGATAGGGGATTGCAGGTTTTTTGTGCTGGCGCTGAGTTTATCGTTAAAGGTAACACGCCATCTACAATTGAGGTTGAGGCAGAAACACAGCTTGGATCTTTTAGTCTAGAGTCTAAATCACTTGACGGGGCTACCTTGTTCATCAATGGCAATGGTAATACCTTACGTCAATACCTCTACAACTTTAATGAAGATGCCTATACCAGTAACGACATCTCAGTGCTGTCATCTCATTTAATCAACAAGCCTTTAGACATGGCCGCTTTAGACGGAACTTCCTCGGAGGATTCTTCGTGGGTGTTTATCATTAACGAGGACGGGTCTGCTGCTGTATTAAACACTGTTAGAGCGCAAGACATTAATGGATTTACTAAGTGGACTCTGTATAACCCTGACGCTAATAATATAACTGAGTATGAATCTTGCTCCGTAGTGGGCAAAGAGCTGTATGTAATAGTTAAAAGTAAAAACGCAACTGACGTAAATGCCTACAAAACTATTGAGAAGTGGGATGTTAGCGCCATGTTTGATTCAGCTCAAAACATTACAGGCACCACTTTACCAGGCATCAATACTATCAGTGTAGGCCTAAGATTTAAAGGGCAGACAGTAGGTGCGATTTCTAGCGGTGTTATATTGCCCAACAGAACTGTTGCCTCTGACGGGACAGTGACATTTACGCAAGCTGAACTAGGCACTGCTTATCAGCCTTACAGCCTTCAGGTGGGTTTAAACTTCACCTGCTCGTTTAAGTCTATGCCTTTAAACACTAATCCAGGTACTCGTGGCGGTCAAAACGCCATGAAAGAGAAGAAGATAACTCGCATAAACTTGCGTGTATTAGATACTGCTGGAGTTTACATTGATGGCAATCCTGTAGCTGTAAGGGAGCTGGGTGAAGGTACAGACAGCCCTTTAAATACCGCTGTTACACCTAAAACTGGTATTATAGAAGACCGCAACGGAGGCAATGGCTGGAATTTAGAGGTGGTGCCTTTAATTACAGTGCCTGGTGCCACACCGTTTCACCTACAAGCAATTGAGTATGAGGTAGAGTCTTCGTGAATAATGTTGCAACTCAAGACAGCATTTACAAGCTACAAGATATTATTAAGGATATGCCTCAAGTAACAGGCGAAACTAGACATCATTTTTCAGACGGTATGTATGCTAGGGAATTGTTTATCCCTGCTGGTACGGTAGTAGTAGGGGCGTTACACAAGTCTCAACACCTGTATATGATAGTCAAGGGCAAGTGTAAGGTATCTAGCCAGTATGAGACTGTAGAAATTGAAGCTCCCTATATAGGCGAAACCATACCTGGGACTAAGCGTGTTATTTATGCTGAAACAGATTGTGTGTGGGTAAATTTTCACCCTACCGAATTAACAAACATTGAAGAGATAGAGGCGGCTTTAATACAGTCGGAGGATATATAATGGCGTGGTTAATAACAGCGACAGTAGCAATGGGAGTAGGTACTGCTGTAAGTGCTTACGGTCAAATTCAGGCTGGTAAGGCTCAAGAGGATGCTTTAAAAGAACAGGCAAGACAAGAGCAAATTGCCGCTGAAGGTCGTGAGCTAGAGCGTCAGCAACAACTGTCAAAAGCNCTTGCAGCTAACACTGTAGGCCTTGCTGCTGGCAACGTAGGTATGGAAGGAACTCCGGCTAGTATTGCTTTAGAAAGCGCTAAGAATATAGGCATGAGTGAAGGCATGCTCAAGATGAGTGATAGGCTTGCTCAAGCCCAATTAAAACGTCAGGGCAAAAATGCTAAATCTGCCGCTTATTTGCAAGCTACCTCTACTTTGCTTTCTGGCGGTGCCGAAACGGCTAAACTTGCTAATGACATTTAAGGACTA